CGCAATCCATCGACGCTCTTCAGCGCGAACGTCTGCTCGATGTTGGACGTCACGCGCATCGTCTTAGTCGATGTCACGCCGTTGCGGCTCGGGTCTGTGTAGATAACAGTGACGGAGAAGGTGTTGAGTGCGTCGTACAGCGCAGTCGCTTCCTTTTCCGTCATCGGCATAAACGAAACGGTCAGGACGTCGCGGAACTTGCCCGGGTACGGGTGCTCCACGTCGTCAAGGGTCGTGATTATCTTCTTGTAGGTGACCTCCTTGGTCACCTTGTACGTTGAAACGCTGGCGGAGAAATCCACGCCAGCGATTGAAAGAGTCAAAACAGGCATGAATTACACCCCCAGCGCTCGTCCGATTTGTCGGTTGTAGTTGTACGCAGTCTCACCAATCACACGTCCGTCAAGTACGCTCTGGACGATGATTGTCAAAGGCGAGCTGTTGTCGTTGCGGTTGGATGCCGCGATTGCGTTATGCAATCCGCCAGCCGCGCTGTCTCCATAATCAACGTTGCCAGTACCAACGCCGTTCGCAATGGTGTTCGTCACGCCGCCAAGCGTCCGCTCAAGGTTTCCTTCCTCATCGGAAATACCCTTGGTCAAGCTCTGCATGATGAGACGACCATTGCCCCGGAGCAGGTTCTTGTCTTTCTCAGGCGGACCCTTCCACTCTGGAATCATGTCGGTCACGCTTGTGAGTAGATTCGCGAGCGGTGCAAGACCCTCTGAAATGCCTTCCATCAATCCGGCAATAAGCTCGAAGCCTGCTGCAAGCAGCCACGTGCCCGCCCCAGCAAACGCATTCACGATAGCCTCGACAAGCATCGTGCTTGCCTTCACGAAAAGCGGAACACCGTACTCGATGATTCCGTTCGCCGCATAGCCCAGTAGCGTGATGATTGCATTGAGTAGACCCTCAAGTACGCCGGGCTGAGCAAGAATCTGGAACAGACCCGTAACAAGCTGCATCAGTCCGTCAGCGACCAAGTCGATGTTGTCGACAAGCGCTTGCGCCACTGCAAGAAGCAGGGTGACGACAGCCTGAATCAATCCCGGAGCCAACGAGTTGAGCAACGAGATGAGCTGTTCGAGAATCTGCGGCCCGTTGTTCACGAAGAAATTGCTCAAATTGGTGAGCACTCGCTCCGCAACAGGGGCGATATTCGTGACGACAGCCTCGAAAGACTCCATGAGCTGGTCGGCCAAAGCACCAACGTCAGCGTCCGGGTTAGCAAGGCCGGTCAGGAAGTTCTCCCACGATGCTTTCATCATCGCGATGGAACCCTGAATCGTGGTAGCAGCCTCTTTCGAGGATGTACCAGTGATACTCATCTCTTCCTGAACCTTGTGGATTGCGGTGATGATGTCAGCGAATGTGACACCCTCAAGGCTTTCATCCACAGTGCGGCCAAGCGTGCCTGCATCATTGATGAGACGCGCCATTTCGCTGGCCGTGCCGCCATACCCGAGCTTCAGGTTGTCCAGCATCTCGTAGTTCTTCTTGGCGAAGCCCTTGTACGCATTCTGTACGTCCTCGGCGTTGGAACCCATCATGTTCCAGTTATCAGCCATGTCTGAGATAGCCATGTCGGTCATCTCAGCGGCCGCATCTGTGTCTCCGCCGAGTGCGCTGATTAGGGACGCACTGAACGATGTGGACAGGTCGAGATATTGGTTTGCAGACATCTGCGCCGTCTTGAACGCATTTGCTGCATAACTCTCAACGATTGCCGCGCTATTTCCGAAAAGCTTCTCAACGCCACCGGTAAGCTGTTCGAACTCACCGTACGCCTGCACAGCCTTGGTGGTAATTCCGACGATTGCCGTTCCTGCGGCAGCAATTCCAGCGGCAGCAACCTTTCCGGCTGTTGCCACTTTGCTTCCGAATTTCGATGCTATCTGGGAGCCTGCCTTTGACGCCTTATCCTCGGCGTCATCAAGCCCCTTGTTGTACTCCTTGGTGTCGAGAGCAAGCTTTGCATAAAGGTCGAACAAATCCATGCGTTACGTCGCCCCCTTCACCTTCAGACCAGCGCGCTCGATAATGTCGGCGGCAATCTCATCACCGCTACGCTCATCAACCTTCGGTGGATTGATGACGTCGTAGTACCTCTGCTTTGCAAAGGTGCCTCCGCCGAAGCGGGCTGTGTTCTCGGAGATAATCCGCAGGGCGTCTGAGACGTACACGCGGTAGGTTTCCGCGTGCAAGTCTTCCAGCATCCGCGCCTTTGCGTATTCGAGGAAATGCTTCAGGCTATTGCCGCGAAAGTCGTTTAGATAGCAGAAGCAGCGACAGCTCCCTGCGCCGAAGTCGTAGCTGTTGCTCCCTCCGCAGACGTAAAAAAATCAGCGAACATCGGGTCGCCGACAAGGTCTGCGAGGTCGGCGATGAGCTTGCCCATAGTCAGCTCCTTCGCATACTCGTCAACCGGAGTCAGGTTGACGGCTGCGAGAATCGCCACCAAGTCGTCCTTGTGGTCGCGCATGAGCGGCGGAACGCCCGCTGCGAGGCGCTTAATTGCAACGGCGCGAACGTCGGTGCCCTTAGGCACGACCTGCTTCTTGAACAGAGCCATGGCCTTCTCATCGGCTGCAATGTTGGTGATAGGTACGATGCAGTCTGCAATGACGTCGAAAACGTCAGCGCCCTTGATATCAGAAAGTTTCATATGTCTATACCTCCGCAAATGTCTCAGAAAAGAGGAAGGGCAACAGCCTGATGGCCGTCACCCTTCCGTGTCTTCAGTGTTCTGTGTGTTTTCGTACGATTACTCTGCTGTGGGGCTTTCATCGGTCGCATCAGATGCAGCGGCTACCGCCTCATCGGCACCCGCCTTGATGTAAATCTCGAACGGAACCTTCGTCTGGTCTGCGATGCTATAGTGGCCCGTGAACTCAAACGACATCGTGCCCTTGCTCTTGTCAGCCGTCTTGAGCTTGAAGCCGCCGGTGGACAAAGCGTTGAACATGTGGATGGCGATAAAGCCACCGTTCACGTCGCCGTTCTTGCTGGAATAGTCACCGACAAGCCAGATATCCTTGAAGTCAGTGTCTGCGACATCATTACGAGGCGTAATCTTGTCGACCTTGCTCTCTTGCGTAGCGTCAGCCGCGCCGACCATCTGCTTAGCCGAGTCCTTCGTCACCGTGACGAAAGTGCCGGACATCTTAACCTCCCACGAGTCAAGCTTCTTCAGCTCCTTCGTGTTCTTGGGGCAGTTGTCGATATCCTCGCCAAAATCCGTGTAGGTTGGCGTAGCCTCAAACGAGATACCGCCGGAAGTCGCGGCGATAATGTCGCCAATCTCACCAGATGCAGGCGTGAACTCAGCCGAAAGTACGCCGGCATTCAACTGAATCTCGTCGAATGCGGTCTCTCGAATCTTTGTGTACTTCATTCGTGTGTCACTCCTTCATTTTTAGTCTGTGGTTAGGAACTCAGCCGTGACGTTGATGTAACGGCGTTTGATGCTCCTATCGTCTTCGTCGACGACTGCTTGGCTCCACGGCGCACCGCGCTTGAGCCAGATTGCTCCGTCGTCGCATGTGATGACGCACCCGCCACGACCGATTGCATCGGATAGCTTGCGGGCAAGTGCGTTGATGCTCGCCTCTGAATCAGTACGCTCATAGATGTTCACCGTGAGCGCCTGTGGCTCATCGCCAAACGAGGCTTCGCTGAATGTGTACGTCATATACGGCATAGCCGCATCGTCAGGAACGGCGGTTGACGGGTAAGCAGTCAGCACGCCGTTGAAAAAGTCATGAATCGCTTTCGCCTTGGTTGTAGCCATTACGTCTCCTCCCACTCGGTCGCTTTGACCTGCTTGAAGGAGAACGTCGCGCAGTCAGGCGATTGTGTGTCTGCTTGGTCGCTCACGACGCGGAACACCTTGCCGTCTGAAATGCGCTTGAAAACGCTGTGATAAGGAAGGTCTACGTCTTTTCCCACGGTTGCCGTGTACGTGCAGGAAACCTGCTCGCTCTCAGCGATTACGCTGTCCGTATCGCTATCCTTCACGATTGCCGGGGAAAACGTCTTGCCGTCAGCCCACGCGGTTGTCGCGCCGCCCTCTCCGTCCGGCGTGCTTGTCTTGACCCGCATCACACACGGTGAGCGGAACGCATCAATCAGGCTCATATCTTCCTCCACTCGTTCAGACGCGAGCGGAACGCCTTTTTCCACGACAGCGGAGCGCCGTCAGAGTCGGTGTTGCGCGTGTAGCTGTAGCCGCCGAAGCTCTCAGACTTGTACGGAGAGGGTTTAGCCACGGCGGTGTTCTCGTAGTCCTCAATCTCTGCCACCAGCTTCGAAAGAGCGAGCGGCACACGCAGCGCCCATATCGTTCCAGTAAACGTCTCATCGGTGAGCGTTTCGGCAGCGTATGCGTACACCCCATCGTTGAAGACGGAGCCACAGATACGGAAGTATTGACCGTCCTGCAAGAAGTCGGACAAGTCGATGCTACCGTTCGTGATGGTGAACGTACCCTCGTGGATACCGTCGGGAGCGACAAACCAGTTATGAAGGTGTGACAGCACCGATTCCATCATGTGCATGCGCTTGTCCTCCTTCCGTTACTACTCAGCGGCCTCGTCAGTCGTCGCAGTCTCCTCGGCGGTGTCGTCCGTCTTAGCCGTAGACTTCTTGGTGGTCTTCTTGGCGGCAACAACCGTGAAACGCTCATCCTTGAGCA